CTGCTGTCTGCGTATGGTCAGGCTCGCACGGTGCCAGACCTGTGTGCGCAGACGGGCGTGAAGCGGTGGACGCTGCACAGGTGGATCAGGGAGGCGCGGGCATGAGATTCTGCAAAAAATGCCAGCGTGGCCGCCCTATCGCTGCGTGGGGCGCTGGCGGGTGGTGCAAGGAATGTATCAACGAGAACAACCGGGCAAAACGTCAGCGGGCGCGCGATGAGCAGGCCGTAGCCGTGCCGCAGTCGATGATCGACCAACTAGAGGTGCAGCGGGTATGGCGGCCTACTACAACGAAATAGACCCATACGCAGCGCAATGGCTGCGCAACCTGATAGCAGCCGGGCATATAGCGCCAGGCATCGTTGACGAAAGGAGTATTGAAGATGTATTTCCTTCAGACCTCTCTGGATTTACGCAGTGCCACTTCTTTGCCGGAGTCGGCGTCTGGTCATACGCCCTGCGCCGCGCAGGCTGGCCAGATGAACGACCAGTCTGGACTGGTTCCTGCCCTTGCCAGCCTTTCAGCGCGGCAGGCAAAGGAACTGCGTTTGCTGACGAGCGGCACCTGTGGCCAGCCTTCCATCACCTCATCAGCCAGTGCAAACCTCCAACAGTCCTTGGAGAGCAAGTTGCGAGCAAAGACGCAGATGCTTGGATCGACCTTGTACACACTGACATGGAAGCAGTGGGTTACGCCTTCGGGGCGATCCCGTTTCCGTCTGCGGGCATCGGTGCGCCGCACATCCGCGACAGACTTTACTGGGTGGCCGACACCGAACGCCAGCAACATAAAGAACGCATACCAAGACCCGGACAAGGTGATTGCACGCAAAGAGGCCGGGAGGCAATCGAATTTGCAGGATTTTGCATGCCTAGCGGGCTGGCCGACACCCAGCAGCACCATTGTGGATCACAAGCCGCGCCCGCCAATCATGGGCAATCGCAAGCCAACAGATCCGCAGATTGGCCTGGCCGATGTGGCTTATCACTTGGCAGGCTGGCCGACACCAACAGTGACGGATGCAAAGCGGGGGACGGAATACGACTGCATGGGCAAGAACATGACGCTGAACATGGCGGCAGTCAGGGCACTGAACGGCCCGGCCCGATTAACGGCTACTGGCGATATGCTGATTGGCTCCTGTGCCGGGATGGAAAGTGGCGGCCAGTTGAACCCAGCACATTCCCGCTGGCTCATGGGGCTCCCGCCCGAGTGGGACGCCTGCGCGCCTACGGAAACGCGATCAACGCCGAAGCGGCGGTCGCTTTCATCGAATGCTCGGGGCTGATATGAGCCGCGGAGTCGGCATCCGGTTCAAGGTGCAGTCATGAAGCGAATCTTTCGCAGAGTATCGCGGCGCCGGTGGTTTGCCGATGACATCGCGGCGGCAATGGAACTGCTCGAGGATGACGATGACGATGGCGACGATACAGACAACTGCTGCCCACTGTGCGGCATCGAAATCGCTCCCGGTGAGCGCCACAAATGCCCGGATGAGGACTGACGCATGAGCATCCACAGAACCACGCTCGGCGCCGGGATCGTGCTGGCGGTGCTGATGGCGATCATTTCATACGTCGGGCCGGCGAGTGCTGGATCGGTGAATCTAACCGCAGAAATCTGCGCAACGCATGAGGGGTGCTACAGGTGAGCCAAACAGATGTGGAGCACATCAAGCACGCGAAAAAGAAGCGCCGTTGCGATTGGTGCTTTGAGTTCATCCAGCCGGGCGAGCCTTATGCGCGCTGGCGCTGGTTTGGCGAGTCAAGCCCTATGTCCGTTGGCGTGCATGAGGTGATGGAAGGCTGGCCACAGGTGCCGCTCGTCAGCAAACCCAGCCCCTTTGCCTGACGCGCTGAAAGGTTGGCACGGGCAGGAACCGGTCCAAACAGGTCGAGAGTCTGGCCAGCCGGCACGTCGCAGGGCGAGGGACCAGACGCCGACGCCGGCAAAAAAATGGCACTGGGTGAATCCGTCGAGGTCGCTGGGGTGGACATCTTCAATACTCCGCTCGTCTACGATCCCCGGCGCTATGTGGCCGGCATAGATCAGGTTCCGCAGGTGCTGCGCCGCATATTTGTCGAACTCGTTGTAGTAGGCGGTCACGCCGACACACTCCCCAGCGCATCAAACACGCCAGCAGCGATGACGGCCAGACCAACCGGCCACAGGATGATGCCGGCAAGCCAGACCATCACGTTTTCTTCTGGAACTGGCGCTGGCTTCGCTGCCTGCTGGGAGGCGGCGAGCAGGGGGGCAAGGTTCACCATGACGCACTTTGTACGGTTGAGCATGTCGCGTAGCGTGACGGCGAGCGCGGACACGTTTGGCCCATCCCACAGAACCTCGACATGTCCGCACCCGTCGTGCGGCCACGATTCGATGCGTCCTCGCAACGCACCCACCGCAGTGGCAAGGTCGCAGACAAACTGGTGCGAGTGAGCGTCGATGGCGTCAACAGTTGTTGTAACGCGCACATCCGCCACCGCCTCCCGCTTGGCGAGGGCTTCCTGTGCAGCGTCAAGCACAATCAGCAAGTCTGCATACGAATACACCGGCTCCGGGTCGCCAATGTATGTTGGAGTGTCGGCAATCTTTCGCACACGATCTATCGCCGCTTTAAGTTCTTCGCTCATATCTCCCACCTCATTGTTATTAACCAGCATTCGTGGAGCGGTGGCGGTGAGGATTTACGCTATCCACCGCCGAGGCGCACGACTCGCCACCAGTCGCCACCACTCCCAAATGCGGCCTCCCGAAGGAGGCGCACCGTTTACTTGTTGTGCGTTCCCTCGACGCCGCGCGCCATGCGCTGCTGCGTGCGGTGGCGCAGCCAGTGCTGCGCTTCTTCCAATTTCGTCAGGGCCAGCGCGTTCTCGCGGCCCGCATACGGGCCGGCCTGAAAGCCGCGCAGGCGGTCAACACAAATGGCAATCAACACCTCCTGCGTCAGGCCGTTAATGCCGCACTCAGCAATCGGGCCATTCTGAAAACTGATGCGCGTAGTGCTAACACCGGGGACGGTAATCTCGTACTCGTGACACGCACCACCTGATCCCGGCTCATCAATGACGGCGATTTCGATAACATCGTTCGCCGGGTTTACCTTGTGGTCTGTAATCAATCTCATGGTGTTGCTCCTTGGTGGTGGTAGTGGTTATCAAAACGGAATCGAGTCGTCATCGAGCCCGGCAGCAGGCGCCGCCGGTTGTTGCGGTGGAACACCTGCTTTGCGCTGCTGGCGCTCGTGGCCTGACTCCGGCTGATCGAATCCGCCGTCATCGCCGGCATCGCGGCGCTCAAGGAATTGCATCTGGTCAGCGTGCAACTCGGTCTTGTAGTGCTTCTGGCCGTCCTTCTCCCATGACCGGGTTTTGATCTTCCCGGCGAGGTAGACCAGCGAGCCCTTCTTGAGGAATTCGCCGGCCACCTCAGCCTGCCTGCCGAACATGACGACGGAGAACCACTCGGTGGACTGCTTGCGCTCACCGCTGTCCTTGTCTTTCCACGATTCGGAAACAGCAACTGTGAAACTGGCGACGGCTATCCCGCTGGGCAGGTACTTCACCTCGGGGTCTTTCCCGAGGCGGCCGATGATTTGGCAGAGATTGAGGTTGCTCACGGTTTAAGCCTCCTGGGCTTCGGTGGTTTTGATGTACGCGTGGATGTCCGCGTGGTTGATGGAAAGAAGCCAGCGCGCAGCATCGGAATCGCTGACGCTGAAAGCCTCGCTGATCGTGCCGATCAGCACAGGGATGCTCGGGCACGGCGTCGGCTTGATCAGTTTCGCGTAGGAGTCCATGCCGCCGGTCTTGATCAGTTCCTGCGGGGTTTCGCGTGCCGGGGTCGCGGGCTCCGCTGGAGTGATCGTGGAGACAGGCGCAGCGGCAACAGCCGGCGCTGGCTGCTGCGCCTCCTGGGCCTTCTTCGCGGCCTCCTGTGCGCGCTGCTCCTCCTCGCGGTGGGCACGTTCCTCGGCCTCAGCCTTTTCGCGGGCTTCGCGCTCGATCTTCGCGCGCGTCTCGCGCTCGATGCGCTCCTGCTCGGCGGCCAGCTTCGCGGCTTCCTGCGCCTTGTGCGTGGCCACGCGGCCCTCAACGGTGGCGCGGAAGGCCTCGGCTGGCATGGTGACGAGCTGCTGCAGGTCGCGGAACAGGAAGCCGTGCTCGGGCGCCAGTGCGTCCAGCGCGCGAAGGTTGGCGTCGATGGCGTCGGCCATCGCGTTCGTCTCGATCTTGCCCTGCGCGAGCACGGTATCGACGGCGTTCTGGATGCTCTCCAGCGTGCGCTTGCCCTTGATGGCGCCGGCAAAGTCTGCGCGGTAGGCCGGCATCTGCACGCGGCCTGCGAAGCGGGCCTGCAGGGTGGCGATGTGCTTCGTCAGCGCCTGCTCACCGCCCTGCTGGATGGCGTTGCGGCGGTTTGTCTTCTCGGCATCCACCAGTTTCTCGGACGCCAGCGCGGTCGTGCGGAACATCTCCGCGAGGTCTTTCAGCTCGCGGCTGAACGTGGCGACATCGGCGATCTGCCCAACCACCTCGTCTGCCTTTGCTTTCAGCATGGCCTCGGCCTCACGCATCTTCTTGCACAGCGCCTCGCGGTCGGCGAAGTCCTGGTCAGTGACCAGCGGCGCCTTCGTGCGCTCGACCAGCGCCTCGGTGGCGGCGCGGAACGCCGGCAGGTTGGATGACAGCGCCATCGTGCCGCGCTCGATCTCGTAGACGATGGCTGGCATGTTTGCCACCGGCGCGGCGACTACCTCGGCCTTGGCGGTGACAGGTTTGTGGTTGGTGAGGTCTTCCTCGAACTGTGCCCAGCCAGCGAGCAACTGTGCTGCGCGGCCATTGCGTGGCGTGTATGTGAAGTTTTCCATCCGCTCTTCGGTGCCGTCGCTGACGGTGAAGATCACGCGCTTAAGGCCGCCGACAAGGATCTGCTGCTCAAGCTGCCAGAAGTAGGCAGGGTCATCTGCGATGGCGCCGGTGCGCACGCTCTCGGCGAGAGCCTCGTTCCACAGTTTGTGCTCGTAGCCGGTCTCGGCGTCCATCGTGATTCCGTCGAACGATGCGGACAGGCGCGGGTGCTCGTCGCTGACGCCAACGGCAGGGAACAGTTCCTCGCCGATCATCGCCTCGACGATGGGGCGTGCGAGCGCCTCGGTCTCGTGTCCGGCATCGAAGCGGCGCTGTGTTGCCGCGTCAACCTCCTCTACGACACCGGTGGCTAGGCGCTTGAGCAGTTCGTTGCGGGTGGTGTACTTGCCGGCGCCCATCATCGCCGGCGCATCGCTGGCGTTGAAGTGGTTGGCGCGGTGGGCGTGCCACTCCGGGCTGCCTTGGGTCAGGCTGACGACTTTCATTGTTTGGCTTCCTCTGCTGCCGGCGCGGTGGCCGTTGTTTTGATGGCGTTGATCTTTTTCTTCTGGTCTTCTGACAGGACGTACTTCGTCTCAATCGTGGCGATGATGTCAGAGTGCGTTGCCTTACCGTTGGCGATGCGCTTTTCCCACAACGGAAGGTTCGCGGTGAACTGCTCTGCCGGGTATGCGTCCTTCGCTGGCGGCTTTTGATCGGCAGACTTCGGTTGCGATACCGGCCCCTTGCTGCTTGCAGGAGGCGCTATCTCGATGGGTTCCTCGTCAGCGTGCAGATCACCCTTGTGCCAGAGGTCCAGCGCGGCACCGAAGCGCATGGCAGCATTGCGCAGGGCATCGCCGATGACTTCTTTCTCGCGCGCACCAGCGTCGGCGTTCGGCTTCGAGTCGGCATGGCCGTACCCAAGGCGGGTAACACCGCACACCGTCAACTTAATCCACAGTCCGCCGGTCTTGTCGAACAGCGGCAGGTTGTCCGGTCCAACGGCGAGCGGCTCCCACGACCAGTTCTGGTCGGCATCAAGCAGCCTGTCAGTGAGCGCGGCGTGGCCAACGTAGTCCAGGTGGACGGCGTTCCGGTGGTGCCAGCCGCCGCACACCTGGCAATTCACGCCTTTGGAGCGGTCGGTCTTGCGCTCATCGGATTGCGCCTTCGACTCCTTCGGGAGTTTGCTGATCAGGTGCGCAGGGAACGGCGCGCGCAACAGGGCGAGGCCGATGGGCTTTTCATTCGCCGTCATGTCCGACCTCCTGCTCGCGCTGCTCGAGTTCCTCCTGCTGGCGCCAGTCTGCGCCGTCGCCGTCGCGCTCTTCGCGCGGGTCGGTGCCCGGTGCGGGCAAGGCGTGTTCGGTCATGGGGTGACCCTCCGGTTATAGCCAGCGCGTTGTGCGCCGGGTGTTGACAACAGTGCCACGGCGCGGTTACGGTGTCAACGCTTTATAGCGGAACCACAAAGGAAATATCACAATGATGACAATCGAACAGATTTCAAAGGCCCTTAGAGACCGCCGTATGGACATGGTGGCCAAGGAGACCGGGCTCCACGTCAACACCGTCACGTACATTCGCGATGGCGTATCAAAGAACCCGGTCTACAGCACCATGAAGGCGCTTTCAGATTATTTGGAAGGCGACAAGGAAGACGGCAAGGGGGGCTGAGTCATGCACTACTGGCAGTTGCATATAGGCGACTGGTCTAAGTCGTGCGGCCATTTAACCCCATCGGAAACTGGGTTTTATGTTCGGCTGCTCAATGTGTACTACGACACAGAGACGCCCATCCCGGCTGACCTTTCTGCGGCTTGTAGGCTGGTCGGTGCGCGAACACCTCGTGAGCGAGACGAAATATCAGGATTGATGGCCGAATTTTTCACACTGAAAGACGACGGATGGCACAACAAGCGCGCAGACAGTGAAATCAACAGGTTGCACGAAATAGGGCAGAAAAGGAGCAATGCAGCAGCAAAGCGTTGGCATACCACAAGCAATGCAAATGCAATGCAAGTGCATACCACAAGCAATGCACTCCAAGACTCCAAGACTCCAAGACTCCAAGACTCCAAGAAAGATCAAGATCAAGAGCCCGCCGCAGAAGCGCCGGCAAAGAAAACGTCGGCAGCAAAAGGGGAACGTTTGCCTAGTGACTGGTCTCTCCCCGATGACTGGAAGCCAGACGCAATAGCCGCTGGCGTACCTGTTGGCGCTGTTGACCTAGAGGGCAGGAAGTTCAGGGACTACTGGGTTGCCAAGACCGGAAAGGGCGCGACAAAGATGGACTGGCAGGCGACATGGCGAAACTGGTGTCGAAACGCGGTAGCGAGGACGTACCGACCAA